ATGTGCTTCTCTGCATCAGGAGTTGCGCTGATTAGTTTTACGTTGTTCTCGTTCATCAAGTGTCTCGTTAATAATGTCTTTTAGTTCTTGTCTTTCTAAATCAGTAAAGACATTTCGTTTTGGTATTACCAATGGTGGGTATGATTTCCTTGATGGAGTTTTACCACTACTAGGAACACTCATTCCTTGTGTATCTATCTTATCCATCGTCGTCCTCAAAAACTTCGTCATAGTCTAAAGTATAATTGCTAGCAGGGTCATCAAAGTTTTCCTGCTTGGTCGTGTATACATCCACATCGGAGTATACCTCAGACTCAAGAGCATCAACCAGCAGTTTTAGATTCTTTACTATCAGTTTTAGTTTATCTCTTTCCATAAAAAATGGGAGGTTTCCCTCCCATCTTAACACTATTCAATTGATTTGACAATCACTTGTTGTAAGTGCGTCCACGATAGCAGAAAGTCCCGTGAGACTCTTTGCTTTCTACACAACGAGTAGAATACTCAACACCACGATATGAGGTGTGGGTAATCTGTGCGTCGTGAACAGCAGATGCTTTGTTGATCTGCTTCTTGATGATGTTAAGTGTGTTCATTGTAGGTACTCCTAAAGTAGTTGGATTTTTAGGTCCGTTCCTTTAGTCGTTTGCGTCCCAATAGCACTCAGGTGTAGATTCCTTAATGGCCTCTACCAACTCAATCTTAACTTGATTGTTAACATTTTCGTTGTTCAGCATCCGTAGCATAATGCTATCGGCGTCTCGACAATTGAGTGATGAATATAAAAGTAATTCAATCATGGGATGAACGGCTCCGTTCCGCGACTTACTTGCGTCCCACCCAAGAGTGGGATGAACGTCAGGTCTTATTATAGACCTTATGCATTATTTAGTCAAGTGTCTTCGTATCAACACGAACATTTATAATTGTGATTATTCAAATAATGCAAGGTCTCCTTCAGGTCTCCACGATGCTTGAGTCCAATAGCAACCTGCGGGTACTCAGCCTCTTCACCAAACTCTGCATGAAACTGTTTCTCTGTAAAATCTTCATTCAAAAAGTATTCATGGAAATTTTCGTGAATACTTTTGAGGAGCATACCAGCACGCTCACACTCTTGACTACCGTTACTGTAAATTACTGCTTGCATTTTCGTATACTTCTTCGAATGGGAATAAATTTTTTACTTCTCTTACTGGATTGGGAGATGATTTATGAACATAATGATAACGCACACATTGGAATTGTTTATCCCATGTTGTGACTGTGACATAATCATCAATCACGTTGCCTCCAGTCATCTGTTTTTTCGTGAGAAAACCAATCCACAATATCGTCTGGACTACCGAACCCTGAGGAATGATTAGATGGATCAGGGTCCCCAAGGTCCATCTGGTTCATAAAATCATCAAGACCACCTTCATGCATGTCAGGATTTCTTGCTTGTCTACGTGCTTTCCTTAATATTGATGATGCACTTTGATTAGACTTTGCTAATTTATTTGCCCAGATCATATCATCTAGACTTACTTCTTCATTACTAACAATTTTCTCACATATAGCCTCAAGGCGTAACCTATATTGGGTAGAAAGCATACGTATTTACCTGCTGGTATATTTATTCCGCACCGTACTCATCAACAAGTTTTTCAACTTTTGTTTTTTTACCATGAAGTTTTTCAATCTCATGCATAGATGATTTTGAATACTTTTTTATTTTCTTATAACTTTTGATGAGTTTTTGAATCTCTTCATGAGGCATTTCAACTTCTACATCAAATAGTTTTTTCTCAAAACCTTCACTCATTTTCTTTTCTTCTGTTCTTTTGGTTTAACACCCCAGAGTTTTGGATTGATAGAACCATATCCAAAATCAATTCTTTGAACTGATCCCTTTCCATATCGATCATAATACATATCAAACATCTTTGATACTTTATTACATCGAGTGAGATCCATACACTCTACACCATCAACAATGTACCAGATAAGTCTTGCATCTGTAGGAAAAGACTTATCATTTGCAACCTCATGGGTTGTTTTCTCTAATAGAATTTGACAATCATAATCAGATGGATTAACTTTACTTTCCTCTGACCCATAATTGGCCATTTCTTTCTCCTCCGTTTTACTAGGCATTTCACCTAATTGATTTGCCATCAGGAACGACCTCCCCATTGAATGTCAGGATATGCTTCAGAAACCATATTTTTTGTCAATCTATATTTGTCAGTAAGAAGTCCATCTTTTACTAGAATAAGAATCTCTGCTTCTTTAGGATGAAGTCCTCTAAGAATATTAATAAACATCATCTCTCTACGGGTTTTCGTAAGAGAATCATTACCACCCTTCACAAAGTTATAGAGATTAACCCATTCTTTGCGGAGAGAAGTTTTGTTTCTACCATCAAGATCTTGTCCTGTTGCGGATTCACCACCTGCCATCTCTCTAGAAATATTTTCAGAGAGAGAACCTGCATATGCAGTTTGTTCAGTAGGTTCGGCATAAGGAACTTCTCCTTCTGGAATCATAGAGATAACACTCTCATCAAAGTTCCAAATCAAAACAGATTTAATTGAATTATCCGCATACTTCTTTAAGATTTCTACTCTCTTGGCAGAAGATCTTTGTGCAGAAGCAAGTTCCAAAACTTCAAATACAAAAGGATTGCTTGGAAGTTCTGCATTTGCAGAGGCTTTCACCGAAAATGCTGAGGGTGTTGCTTTTTTTGCTGCTGTTTTTGGTTTAGTTGTTCTAGGTTTTCTAGTCGTCGTCTTCTTGGTCGAGTTCGTCATAGCCATTTTCAAATCGTACTGCTAAAATTTCGTCAGGTAATACATTTCCATTTTCATCAAACATCTCTGGATGCGTGTAAATTGGTTGATTTACCCATGTATTCTCCCTTGCTAACCATCCTACCACACCTCCCACAAAAAAGAACATAATTGAAACAAGTGTTCCAATCGTAAGTGTTACTGCTAACATTTTTTTTATACTCCAGAGATTTATTTCTTTCTAATATCCAGATAAAAGTTTAAATGAAATACAATCTCTCTTCGAAAGAGAGCAACCATATTACCAAACTTTATCTGAAAAGTTTTAGGCGGTTCTGGTATTCCCCTCCTGTTGCGTAATAGCAACTCTACCCCACGATTTATGTGAGGATCTGATTTATTTAGATCGATTTTTTCTTCGTCCAGGTCTTCTGTCATGACTATACCTTTTTGCATCCGCTATAAAACTTTCTAAGTAGTTTCTAATCTTACGTGCTTGTGGTTTGGGAATATGACCGTAACCTTCACGTAGTTGTTTATGTTCATTATCGGAACCACCAACAAGATATTCATCAAGATCTAAGATAAGTGAATCAATCTCTTTAGCCGTAGAACTTTCATTAAATGAATCTATCTCATGTTTTTTTATTTTTATTGTTTTTAGATAGTCATAAAATTTTAAGTTCATATTTCCCCCAAAGGCATTATCAATTGCGTGTTCCACAAGATCATAAATGTCGATGAGGTTTTTTTCCATTAGACCAAATTTTGTTCTCTGAGATACTTAACAGTTTCTATACATCCACCAATAAGTTCATCATCATTGACTACCCTTGGGAAGGTAGAACCTTCTCCAAACTTATCATAGAACTCTTCGCGAGTGAAGTCTCTGTTAAGTTTATATATCACATGCTTAATTTCAGCATACCTAAAAACTTCAGAAACTTTATCACAATAAGGACATCCGTCCTTTGAATATACTGTAAACATTACTGTTGAACCTCCTTCCAATCGTTTTCAAAAATCTCCATACCTTTATCGGTAAGGATATGATCATACATTTGATCAAATACCTTAGGTGGCATAGTACAGATGCTAGCACCATTATACCATGACCTAATAGCACGTTGCACGCTACGGATTGATGCAGAAAGAACTTGAGTCCTAACTCCATGAATACGATAGAGCTCAGAGATAGATCGTACAACCTCCAGACCTGCTACTGACTGGTCGTCTAAGCGTCCTACAAAGGGAGAAACATATGTTGCCCCTGCCTTTGCTGCTAAGACTGCCTGAGAAGCACAGAAGATAAGTGTGACGTTAACCTTGATACCTTGTTCAGAAAGACGTTTGCAAACAATCAGTCCTTCGCGTGTGCATGGAACCTTGACAGTACATACACTACCAAACTTTTCATACAAACGGATACCTTCATCGTACATATCAAGGTCACTACCCATCACTTCCATGCTGATGTCCTGAACACCAATATCTTTAATCTCTTGATATACGTCCTCAGGATTACGACCACTCTTTAAGATGAGTGATGGATTAGTTGTGACACCATCAACTAGTCCAGTACTAAAATATTTACGAATAACTTCCGCGTCTGCTGTATCTAGAAAAATTCTCATAAAAAAAGAGGTCCGTAGACCCCTAGTATATCAATCTTTATCTTGTTTGTAAAGGTCCTCAAGTCTTTCTCTAGAGAGATCAACATACATCACCTCTTCACCTGCCTCAGGTGCTTCAGGATGTTTTTGTCGAACAGGTTTGGGTTTCATATCAATTGACATGATATTTGCCCACATCATTGCAAATGCAGCACCTCCAATAAGGGCAAAGCATACACCATATACAAAAACTAGATAATGATTCATGCTTCGCTCGCAGTTTGAATTGATGCCATTGTATTGTGAAGCTCTCCAACATCGCGGAGACCCTCAACACTGAACCACGGAGCATTTGCCCAACTAAATCCTTCACCCATGGTGCTATCGGGTGCAGTGATGTACCAATGACATGCTGTGTCTGGTACATCTACCGAACACTTAGACCAATCGTCACTCCATTGTGGAACTTGAACCCACATTAGAGC